TCCTTTAAAATAATTAGTCTTTATTAAAATTCTACACCGCTTCTTGTGACAACAAAGTCAACAACAATGTATTCAATTGCTCTTGCTGGCTTAATGAAGATCTTAGCGTACATGACGTTGCGATCAATCAAATCAGCAGTTGTGGTTGTTTCATCAAGAACCAGTTTGTATTCTGTAATACCAAGTCCTGATTGAACCTGTGAGAGCACAGTATCGGCAGAGGCCTTGAAGTTATTCCAAGTAGTATTAACATTTGGTTCGAACAAGATGGTGTCAGCAATCTTACCAATACGCCTCTTGAGATACAGGAGCAGCCTTCTGACATTGATCCGGTCGAGTGCCGAAGCAGTTTGTTGCAGCGTCTTCTGTCCGAAGATTACGATTTGGTTTGTAGCAGGGAATCGAGCAATTGGATTGATGTTCGCTGCGTACAGATCGTCACGGTTATCTTTAGTAAGGTGCTCAATCGTGTGAGTCACGACAAGTCCGCTTGCTTTGCTTGGGCTTCCACCAAGGTTCTTAATTCCACCTCGGTTGAATCCAGCAGGAGCGAACCAGACAGCACCCGCATCGGCAGATGAGAACGCCAGAGCGCCGATTGCGGCGACCGATGGCGGCATAGCCAACACATCAGCTTCAGAGTCTCTTACAACAACCCATGGGTAGTAGCAAGCACCGAAGCTTGAATTAATTTGTCTTGTCTCCAGAGCAGAGATCGTAGTGTTAAGGTTACCATAGCTTACGACACCAGAGTTCTCCCACTTTGGCTTATAACCTTCTGCAAGATCAATAATTGCCAGAGCATCTGCTCTTTCCTCAGCGACATCCAGAATCTTATCAGTAAGATCTGAGTTGGTCATACCGGGAATTGCAATCATATCCATCTCAACTGTCTCAGCGTCTGCGACGATGTCCAGAGCTTTAACAACCGAGTTGTATGGAGCACTTGAGACAACAGTCTTATCAGACAAGTTAGCATTCGAGAAAGGCATGGTCTGGCGAATATCCAGTCCGTCGAATCCACCAACGAATGGGGCTCTGAACTTTCTAATCTTCTTAGTACCTGCGAGATACTTAACACCAGTGGTTGAACCGTCTCCAGTGTAAGAGACGTTCTTGGCATTACCAGCATCGTATGATCCAGAGATCAAGAAGAAGTCAGCACCAGTTGCGGTTGCAGGAGTCAAGCTTGACTTGACACAAATATCCTCAAGGTGGAATCGGAAAGATCTTTCGTGAGACGAAGGAAGCGAGTCTTGGTGATGAGTAATAGCAACAGCAGTGTTACCGGGAAGTGCTCTAATAAGATCAATATACGAAGCATCGCGGTCCTTTCCAGAGCCGAGTACGTGACGTACACCGAATGTATCAGTTCTCTTGTAGTCTCCACCTCGGTTCGTACCTTGCGTGGTCAAACGAAGTGATGGGAACACAACAGCAGCAGATAACCTGTGTGGCAAGTGAACGAACCTTTGATCGTCTGCACCGGCAGCGAACAGGGGAATATCATCATTACCAAGAACTGAAGCGTTCGCCTCAGAATCGGTATCTGTACCAGCAGTCGGACCAGTGACAGTGAAGCCTCCACCTGTGTTGTCGGTAAGGCTAATATTGAAGTGAGGACCAGCCACATCGGCTGTCAATGAAGCGACAACGGTCGCTCCACCAGCACTATAGCCTTCAATAGTGCCAAACAACACTCTCAACGCTGCACCGATCTTACTAGCATTAGTCTCGGAAGCCATGGAGATGCTCGCTGCACCAGTCTTAGTGAAAGTTGTACTGGTAGTGCCACCAGCCTTAAAGGTTATGGTGTAAGTACGACCAGCGGCTGTGAGAACAAGTGTTTCATCAACGTCGATGTTGACGCGAGCATCGCAAGAAAGACTTATAGCAGCTTGTACACCGGAGTTTCCATCACTAGCGGAGCCGGGCTGAACATTCTTAGAGCCGTATTCAAGAGCGAACCGTTTGGGACGCAGCGGCCCGAGGAAACCCATTGGCAGAGCCAAGGTATCATCAAGGGTGTTGTTGGCAACAGCATCAGAGACTTCAACATAGAAGTAATCTGAGATGTTAACATACTGCCCTCGAACATCATACTTAAGATCAGCGGTATTCCAGTTAAAGCTCTGGTTACCGACTCTCTTGGCAATATAATTGTCCGAAGAGGGATCAAGGTTCAAGTTAGAGAATTTCTCAATAGTGTTTCCTGACTTGTTATAAAGACAAAGCGAGAAAGTAGAACGTGCGGTTCTGTTTCCAAGAGCCAAGTCCTCAACAACAAGATCATAGTTGTTTTGGAACCACTCGCCATCATGCAAGGATACCAAACGGAATAATTTTTCTTCAGCAGGCTTTCGGTTGACAAACCAACCAGTCTTTGCAGGACACATATCTCTTCTGTGATCGGCAAAGTTAAAGGAACCACTTTGAAGTGGAAGAATCATACCGAATTGAGCACCAGCTACGCTACCTCTAGATTGGTCTCGGATAGCTTGTTCAAAAGTCTCACCCAAGAAGTAGCTTTGATTGGTTGTACCAAAGTTAGTAGAAGCCAACAATTTTTGTGGGTTAGTGTTCAGTTGGTCACGAATATAGTTTGGATGTGAGTCGGAGAAGTTAATAGTTTTTCTCACAGCAGCGGTGTTTGCAGCACCGGGTGCTTGCCAAGAGGTATGAACCTCAAGAACGAACTCGTTTGCAGTACCAGAGGCTATCGAATCAATCATGATACCAGCGGAAGAAGTATTAGTATATTCTCCTGCTCCAACAGTACCAGCAACAGCACCAGAAAGTGTAACAGCGGCTCCATTTGCATAAATAACAGCAGCCAATGAACCAGTGGTCACATCTACGCTGTCATCGGTCGGCTGTGGCCAGACGAATAAACCATAAGCGGTTACATTGCTTGAGATGTCCAAGTTGACAGCACCAGCTTGTCCAAGGTCCCATCCAGCATACTGAGAGTGGCTCCCAGCGTTAGGGTTTTTCTCACCGAGAAGTCTCACAAACGTAAGAGGGGTGGTTTCAGAGGTCAAATGCGCTTGAGCAGCATAAGAAGCGTAGGTAGGTCCAACGACATTACCTTCACGCCACACATCTGCATCAGATGCGCCTTCCCCCGACACGGGGCTACCAAAAATAGCTAAAAAGTCATCATAGCTATTAACTCTGATCGGCTTCATACCGGGACCAGATCTTGAACGTCCAATCAACACAGGTCCAGCGTCTGAAACAGGTGTAGGTAGTTGTGATTGGTCAACTTCGTTTAATTGTACTCCGGGGGAGATGAAATCAAATTTCTTAGGCATTAAAAAATTCTCCTTTAATAATGTATCTCACAATAAATAGTGTTTTCTTTTAGTAAAAGCCATTAATCTCGATAATCATTATCTTTATCTTTCCACGGTACTTTGTCACCAATGATTGTTCTCTCTCTAGAGAAGCGAATCTTGGCCCTGTTCTCCTTTCTTGATAAAGATGGCCTATTCATATTTAGACCTTCACCGACCAAATAGCCCAATACTTTTATAGTAACTTTCGTCTCAAACATTCTTTCTTGCTCCCCAAGGGAAGCCATGTTGTTGTTTTGGCCAAAGTCTTGCTGTATAAATGCTTCAAATTTGTGCCCATCCTTGCTAAACAAAAAAGAATTAATTTGTCCAGTTACTGTAATAAATGGTTGTAATAGATCATTCATTTGCTGTTGAAACTCCGACCTCAAAACCAGTTCATAAGTTACATTTATATAAGTAGGTATTGTTGAGGTATAGTGGTTATAAACAACCGTTCCATCAGCATCTGCTTTCCCATAGCCTGTTGAATTAGACTCTCTAGAAAGCTCAGCAGTTTGGTAGTTTGATGTTTTTTCTTGGTTTACTGTCTTTTTTCTAACTGTTGTTGATCCTTCTGCTCCTCTTGGAAGATGAGCTTGGAACCCACCCTTAAATGAGGGGTCTTTTGTTATACTGCTTCGGTTTATGGTCACCAAAGGCAGGATAAGAGCACCAGTGCTATCTCTCAGCCTCTTGTCATTCTTTATCTGGTACACTCTTTCTGTCCCTAACCACAGAATAGTTGTTTTTTTGAGACCTTTGTTAGTGACCGTGTGAAGATTCAGGTTATCAATGAAGTCGTACAACCCTGTGTCGATGGTTTCAAGTGTGCATGCGGGTGTCGCCTGTGATTGTTTTTTATAAGCCATCGAAATTACCTTGTCTTGATTTTATACACTCTGCTAATATCTCAAACTGTGTGTCTTCTTGTCCGAAAAGCAGTTTAGGCTCTTGGAGCTTAACTATTTCATAA